AAATAAGAAAGACCTATGGTTCTTCAACCATATCTGCCACATTCACTACCAGTAATGAGAATGTTACCGGTAAAGTGACATTATCTTTGACTGATACTCAAACATCAGCATTAGAACCTGGAAGATATGTGTATGATATGAACATAACAAGTGCTGGTGGTATAACAACAAGAGTTGTAGAAGGTCAAGCAATAGTCACACCAGGAGTAACCAGATAATGGCAATAAAAGGCGTAGTATCAAGAGTCGCTACCATAGGTGGCGTATTATCTAACACAACAAATCTAAGAGCAAAACAAGTGACTGTTGGTAACCCAGGCGGTGCAACAGACTTATCTGCTAAATCTATCAATGAACTTGCAGATGTAAACGCATCTGAAACAGATGATGGTCTTCTCTCATATGACCAGTCAACTGATAAGTGGACAACCACCACTACGATAGACGGCGGAACATTCTAAAACACTAAATAATAGTACAAATCAAGGTTGTCGACCAGTGAGACAACGACCCTCATTGTGAGAGGACAGTTTTATATTATGTATTCACGACTCAGGAGTGCTGAGTCACAACAATTAATTTAATTTTTATAGGAAAATAAAAATGGCAACAGTAATTCAAATCAAAAGAAGTACAGGCGCATCTGCTCCGGCGATATCAGATTTATCGGAAGGTGAATTGGCGTATGTACAAGATAGAAGTAATTCTGGTGCATCTGCTAAACTATTCATCGAATCAGTAGATTCAGATAATTCTACAGCCCTAATCCATGCGATTGGTGGTAAGTATTATACTGATATGCTTGCTGGTTCTTCAGCAACACCTGCTAACTTTAAAGTTGGTAATGGTTCTACTGCTGGTGCAACTTTACAAATCATGGAAGATTCCGATAACGGAACAAACTTCGTTGGTCTTAAAGCTGCAGATACTCTTGGTTCTTCAGTAACCTTCACGCTGCCTACCGCAGACGGTTCTGCTAACCAAGTTATAGCAACAGATGGTTCAGGAAATCTTTCTTTCGCTTCAACAACTTCAACCCTTGCTGGTGGTAGTGATGTAAACATCACATCCGCAGGTGATGGTGCGATGTTATTATATGATACAGGAACATCAAAATGGATTGACAATGTAATGTCTGGTGACGCCACTATGGCCGACACAGGTGTTATGACAATCGCAAACAACGCTATCAACGCTGCTAAATTAGCAGATGATGCAGTAGATACTGCAGCTATCTTAGATAGTAATGTGACATTAGATAAGATTGACTTCTTTGTAGACGAAGACAACATGGCTTCTAACTCAGCAGTTAAAGTTCCTTCTCAACAATCAGTAAAAGCATATGTAGACAGTAGTGTAACCGCTTCAGACTTAGATATGGCTGGTGACAGTGGAACAGGTGCAGTAGACTTAGACTCTCAGTCACTAACAATCGCTGGTACAGCAAACGAGATTGAAACATCAATGTCAGGACAAACTTTAACAGTTGGTCTTCCAAACAATGTGACAGTCGCAAATAACTTAACAGTTTCAGGAAACTTAATATCAGACGATATTACAACTGCAACTTTAACAACATCTGGTAACTTAACAGTCACAGGAAACTTGGCAGTTAATGGTACTACAACAACAGTAAACTCAACAACAGTAAATATCGCTGACCCTGTATTCGAAATTGGTTCAGATAGTTCAGACGATAACCTAGACAGAGGTATTAAATTTAAGTACAACTCCGGTGGTGCTAAAATTGGTTTCTTTGGTATGGATGATACAGATGGTTCTTTTGTCGCTCTAACAAGTGCAACAGATAGTTCTTCAGTATTCTCTGGAACTGCTATGGCAGGTAAATTCGGAAACTTAACTCTTGCTAACGCAAGTATGAGTGGAAGTATTGACAGTTATGCAGGTTCAGCTCCTACAGATGGTCAAATCTTAATTGGTGACACATCTTCAGGTTTAATGGATGCTGCTACTCTTACTGCTGGTGATGGTATTGATATCACTAATGGTGCAGGTGCAATTACGATTGCTGCTGAAGTATCAACTGCTTCTAACTTAGGTTCTGTAATTGTCGCTGCTGGCGAAGGTATGGATGTAGCGTACTCAGGTGGTACAGCAACCATTACTGGAGAAGATGCAACGACATCTAATAAAGGTATCGCTAGTTTTGCTAGTGCTAACTTTACAGTATCAAGTGGTGCAGTTACCATTACTGCTATTGACGGTGGAACATTTTAATTAATATTCTTTAACACACTTTCAATAGGAGATAGAAATGGCAACAGTTATACAGTTTAAAAGAAGTTCGACTCAGAACGCAGTTCCTGGTACTGGTGATTTATCACTAGGGGAATTGGCTGTCAATACTTATCACGGTAGATTTTATACCGAGAAGAATGATGGTTCTGCTGCTGTTGTAGAGATTGGGTCTAACCCAACATCTCTACAGATTAATGACGCTATAACATTTCCAACCAGTGATGGTTCAAATGGACAAGTTCTTCAAACCAATGGTTCAGGAACAGTTTCATTTGCAACTTTAGGTGGTTCAGGTGTTTCAATTTACAAATACACCGTTTCGGGTAACCAAACTGTATTTACAGGTAACGATGATGACAGTAATGCATTGTCTTATACTGTAGGTTCAGAACAAGTATTCCTTAATGGTGTTAAGTTAGTTGATGCTGGTGCAGATTATACTGCAACCAACACCACAACAATCACACTGGAAGAAAATGCAATTGCAGGTGATACATTAGAAGTAGTAGCAGTTACCGCTGCTAATTTAGTACAAGGATACTATACAAATAGTGTCTTTAGTGCAACTACTGCTAATCAAGTATTATCAAGTAATGCAGTATCTAATAAAGGTATTAAATATGTTATTACTGCCACTCATGCGAGTGCAGGAACACATTCAGCCGAAGTATTATTAATCAATGATGGATCCAATGCATATTTCGTTCAATATGGCGATATATTCAGTACTGCTTCATTATTTTCGTTGACAGCTGATGTTAATTCAGGAAACATGAGACTCTTATGTACACCTGCTAACACCAACACAACGGTTAATACTTTCCAAATAAGACAATCATAGGGGGATAGAAAATGGCTATAACAAGAAGTTTTAAACTCGCTGAATTCATCCGTCACATGTCTTATAACTCTAGTACAGATAGAATAGAAACAGGTAAAGAGATTCAAGACGAGAATACAACAACAGGTGGTATCACTAAAACTGCTACTACTGAATTCTCACTTGATAACTTTGCTCATGCTACCTATAGAGCTGCGAGATATATCGTGGCGATGTCAGAGGGAAGTAATTTCCACTCAACAGAGATAATGTTAGTACATGACGGTTCTACCGTGACATTAACACAATACGGAACGCTTAAAGATACTAACTTAGCGACATTTGATGCAGACATTAATGGAGACAATGTTAGACTACTATGTACACCGGCGGGTACAAACTCAACGGTTATTAAGTTTAACAGAACTACAGTCGAAGCTTAAATTCAGTAATATATTATGAAAAGGGGGACTTTAGAGTCCCCTTTTTTTTGTCGGTAGATAAATTACATAAATAACACCATGGCATCGAAAGTAAAATTTTTCGCAGATTTAGGTGTACAGTCAAAACTAAACACCCAAGTAGATGGCGATTTAACAGTTGCAGGTGACTTAACGGTTACAGGGACAACTTTAACAGTCAATTCTACAACGACATCTGTTGGCGACTCAATGTTTGAGTTCGCAAATCAAAATACTAGTTCAGACCTAATCGATATTGGTTTCTACGGAAACTACAACGATGGTTTATCAGATGGTGGTGCATCTGAGTACACAGGTCTATTCAGAGATGCATCGGATTCTACATGGACATTATTCGATGGTTTAGAGGTAGAACCAGGAACTACAGTTAATACTAGTGGTTCTGGTTATGCACTTGCTGATTTAAAACTTGGAGATTTAACTTCTTCAACACTAACAGCAGGTGGATTATTATATCCAACTTCAGATGGTTCTAACAACCAAGTCTTAATGACTAATGGTTCTGGTACTTTATCTTTTCAAGATGCTGGTTCAGGACTTACTTCTGGTACAGTGACTACAACATCGACTACTATCACAAATTTAGATACAATGGCGATTGCAAGTTATAGAGGTGCAAAGTATACTATAACAGTCTCAGACGCTACTGGTGGTGATTATGAGATAACAGAGGTTCATGTAATACACGACGGTACTAACGCAAGTATAACGCAGTTTGGTACAGTCCTACAAGGTACATCTAGTGAGTTAGGAAGTTTCTCAGTAGATATCAACTCGGGCAATCTCAGATTGAGAGTCACTTCTGCCAGTACAAACTCCACAGTTTATAATTTTAAGCGAATAGACCACGCTGTATAAAATAGTTATAACTAATTGAATTTTATTAGGGAAAATGAGGTCTTTAGAACGACACCAATCTATAAATAATAGTATTAATTACTAATACTTTTACAAAAGGACACAAGCAATGGCAACAACACAAACATTTGTAATCGAGTATGGGTTATCAGTAGGGTCATCTGAAGTCATAAATTCAAGTGGAAAAATCGTACCAGGTGCGTTATCCAATGTGGATTCAGACGATATAACAGAAGGTTCAACTAACCTGTATATGACTACTTCAAGATTCAACTCTTCATTTGATACGAGACTATCTAACGCCACCATTGATGGAGGCACTATCTAATGACAAGTAAAAATTTCATAATCAAAAATGGTCTAACAGTAGGAACTACTGAGGTCATAACATCTGCTGGTTTAATTACTGGCGCCGCTGTCAACGAGGCAGTTGACGATAGAGTTGATTCTCTACTAACTGCTGGAACAGGTATCTCATTAACATATGATGACGCTGCTGGCACACTAACAATTAACGGACAACAAGGTGACATCACAGGTGTGAACGCTGGTGCTGGTTTAACTGGTACTGCAAGTTCAGGTGATGCAACACTAAACATTGGTGCTGGTACAGGTATTACTGTAAATGCAGACGATATTGCAGTCAACTTCAAAGATGAAGATGACATGTCTTCAAACTCAGCAACTCATGCCGCTACTCAACAATCAATTAAAGCATATGTAGATGCAAGTATTCTAACAAAAGACAATACAGACGAGATTACAGAAGGTTCAAGTAATTTATACTTCACAAATACAAGAGCAGATGCAAGAATTACAAACGCATTAGTTGATGAAGATGATATGTCTAGTAATAGTGCTACTAAACTTCCAAGTCAGCAATCAGTTAAAGCATATGTTGACGCTCAAGTTGCAACAGTTCCAACTGGAGACATAACAAGTGTAGTCTCAGGAACTGGTCTAACAGGTGGCGGAACAAGTGGCGATGTCACTGTAAATGTTGTTGCAGGTAATGGTCTTATCGCAAATGCAAACGATGTGACAATCGATACTTCGATAACAGCAGATTTAACTACTGCACAAAACTTAACAAACAAAACAATAACGACTCCAATTCTAAATGGAACAGTTTCGGGTACTGCTGTCTTAGACCAAGACAATATGGCTTCTAATAGTAATACTCATCTTGCAACGCAACAATCAATCAAGGCATATGTAGACTCTTCAGTTGCAGGTAAAGATAATACAGACGAGATTACAGAAGGTTCAAGTAACCTATACTTCACAAACGAAAGAGTAGACGATAGAGTAGATGCTCTACTAACTTCTGGTGTCAATGTCGCTATGACATATGACGATGCAAATGGAAGTTTAGAGATTAGAGTACCTTACGAGAATATACAAGATACAGTTGGTGCTCAAATTGCAACCAATGGTACACATACAGGTCTTACTGCATCTTATGACGATGCAAACGATGGTGCAATCGACCTTGCAGTATCAACATCACATGTTAGAGGTTTAATATCTGCTGGTGGTGACTTATCATACAACAGTTCAACTGGTGTAATTAGTTTCACAAACGATGCTGGTGATATTTCTTCAGTAGTTGCTGGAACTGGTATGACTGGTGGGGGAACTTCTGGTGATGTGACAGTTAATGTTATTGGGGGAGACGGTATTACTGCAAACGCAAATGATATCGCATTGTCTTCTTCAGTCGCTGGTAATGGTCTTTCATTCTCAAGTGGTGTTCTTGCAGTAGGGGTTGACGATAGTTCAATCGAATTAGATTCAGATGCAGTTCAAGTAAAAGCACTTGGTGTCACAAATGCCATGTTGGCAGGGTCTATCAATGAAGGCAAACTTGCAGGTGGTATTACAAACGCAAAACTTGCTAATTCTTCAATCACTATTGATGGTACAGCAGTATCACTTGGTGGTAATATAACTACAACAAATACACAATTAACAACAGAACAAGTCGAAGACATTGTTGGTGGTATGTTAGATGGTACCGAAACAGGTATCTCAGTATCATACGATGATACAAATGGTAATCTTGACTTTGTTATTGGTGATAACGACATTACTAATGCCATGTTGGCAGGGTCAATCAATCAATCCAAACTTGCAGGTTCAATTACAAATGCAAAACTTGCTAATAGTACGATAACAATTGATGGTCAATCAGTTGCATTGGGTGGTTCAGTCACAACAACTAACACTCAATTATCAACAGAGAATGTACAAGATATCGCTGGGGCGATGTTCTCAAGTAATACTGAAAGTGGTATTACTGCAACATATCAAGATGCAGATGGCACAATTGATTTGAATGTTAGTGACCCAACAATATCCTTGACAGGCGATGTGACAGGTTCTGCTACAATGACCAATTTAGGTGATGTTAGTATCTCTACTACAGTCGCTGCTAACTCAGTCGCACTTGGAACAGACACAACAGGTAATTATATTGCAGGTGTAAGTCAAGGAACTGGTGTCTCAGTAAGTGGTTCTGGAGAAGGTGCAACCGCAACAATCTCTATTGGACAGGCAGTTGGAACATCAAGTAATGTTCAATTTGGAAACTTAGTTCTCACAGGCGACTTAACAGTTAATGGTTCAACAGTAACCAATTCGGCAACAAATACAACTATCGAAGACCAACTTATAGAGTTAGGGACAGGTAATAGTGGTTCTGCTTCAGGCGATTCAGGTTTTGTTATCGAAAGAGGAAGTGATGCCAATGTATTTATTGGTTGGGATGAAAGTGCTGATGCAGTCACATTCGGAACAGGAACATTTACAGGTGCATCAACAGGTGATTTAACGATTACCCCAAGTGCAGTAAACACTGGCGCATTGACAATTACAAATGCAACAAACAGTGGTGGCACAGCGAGAAACATATATCAGTCAACATCAGCACCAGGCGGAAGTGATGGCGCAGTTGGCGATTTATGGGTTCTTTACTCTTAATAAATAGAATAGTATTTTAAGGACTATATAATATGGCGACAGGCTCACAAAAGGTAAAAACACCAACCGGTTGGAATGCAACCCGAGGTGCATGGGTAAAAACAGACTCAGGCACATGGAAAGCTGCAGACCAGATTTATGTAAAGACGCCTACCGGTTGGAATAATGCTTCTGGACAACAGAGTGTTCAACAACCTTATCCTTATATCGCAAACGCACAAGAACCCAATATAAGAAACAGACAGAATCCTTATCCTTATATTGCTAATGCACAAGAACCTAATATAAGAAACAAACAGAATCCTTATCCTTATATTGCTAATGCACAAGAACCTAATATTAGAGATAGAAGACAACCTGCGATTTATCAAAATCCAGTAAATGCACAAGAACCTAATATTAGAAATCAACAAGAACCAAATATTAGGTCACAACAAGAACCTAATATTAGAAATGCTAGACAACCTGGCACATATCAACATAGGTCACCTTCTACATATAGAGACCCTAGAACATATCAGGATCCTTCTACATATAATCATAGAAGTCCGTTGACATATCAACATAGAAGTCCGTTGACATATCAACATAGGTCACCATTTACATATGACCATAGGTCACCTTCTACATATAGTAATAGACAACCTAATACATATGACCATAGGTCGCCTTATAGAAGTCCGTTCATCTATCAACATAGGTCACCATTTACATATGACCATAGGTCACCGTTTACATATCGTAATCCGTTTACTTATAATCACAGGTCTCCTTTAACATATGACCATAGGTCACCTTATAGAAGTCCGTTTACATATGACCATAGAAGTCCGTTGACATATGACCATAGGTCGCCTTATAGAAGTCCGTTCACTTATCAGCATAGAAGTCCGTTGACTTATCAACATCAGTCACCGAGTATCTATCAGAATCCAAGTACCTATCAGAACAGACAACCTAGTACTTATCAGCATCAGTCGCCAAGTATTTACCAGAATCCGAGTACCTATCAGAACAGACAACCTAGTAGTTATCAGCATCAGTCGCCAAGTATTTACCAGAATCCTAGTACTTACAACAATAGACAACCTGGTACATATGACCATAGGTCACCTTATAGAAGTCCGTTTACTTATCAACATAGGTCACCATTTACATATGACCATAGGTCACCGTTTACATATCGTAATCCGTTTACTTACAACCATAGGTCACCTACTACATATAATCACAGGTCACCATATACATATGACCATAGGTCGCCTAGTACATATCAACATAGGTCACCTAGTACATATCAGGCAAGACAACCTAACGCTGCTAGAAACCCATTTAGTGCAAGACAACCATTTACATACGACCATAGGTCGCCTAGTTCATATAATCACAGGTCACCTAGTACATATCAGGCAAGACAACCGAATAGTGCTAGACAACCATTTAGTGCAAGACAACCGTTCACTTATCAGGCAAGACAACCAAACTCTGCTAGAAACCCATTTAGTGGAAGAAATCCTTTCACTTATCAACATAGAACGCCTTCGATTGCAAACAATCAGTCTCCTGCATCTTATGGATACAGAAATCCGTTTACCTTTGGTGGTGGAGGAGGAGGCGGAGGTTGCTTCGCTCCAGGTTCAATGATATGGTTAGGCGATGGTTCACATGCACCTATCGAGTCATGTGTTATTGGTCAATGGGTCATGTCTTGGAACGAAAGTACTAAATTACTTGAACCTAAGAGAATACAACAAATTAATCCTCAACCAATCAGTTCTATATGGGATATAACATTCTCAGATGGTAGAATTCTACAGATGACTGATACTCACCCATTGATGCTACCAAATGGCGAATGGGGTGCATTTGATGTTGAGAAATCAGTCAAAGAACATAGTTGGATGGAAGATATAGAAACACATGAACTTACAGTTGGAGATAGTGTATTCAGTATGTTAGATGGAATAATGTTTGATAGACAAGATGAAATGGGACTAGAGATAGTATCAGTAGAAGAACATTCAGAAATGGAAGTTTATAACTTAACTGATATTGAAGATAACTCGAACTTCTTTGTTAATGGAATGTTAGCACATAACTTTAACAACCAAGGTCTACCAATTGGGCAAAAATAATGAAGATGATAATTAAATTAAGATTAGGGAGTAAAATCTAATGCCACAGCAACCTCTAATTGGCATCGCTCAATCGCCAAGCACTTCTAATGTGCAAACTCCGTCTATTGCTAATGGCCAGCAACCTTATACTGGTCAACAACCATTTACATATCAGTCGCCATATATTGCATCTGGTCAGACTCCTTATACTGGTCAGACTCCTTATACTTTCCAGAGTCCTTATATTGCGAATAATCAACAACCTAATATTAGAAATAATCAACAACCTACTATTAAGAATGGTCAGACTCCTTATACTGGTCAACAACCTTATACTTTCCAGAGTCCATACATTGCGAATAATCAAGAACCTAATATAAGGAACAATCAGCAACCCAATATTAGAAGCATACAACAACCTAATATTAGAAACCAACAAGAACCTAATATTAGAGATGCTCAGTCACCTAGTAATGCTCAGCAACCTACAATTAAGAACAAACAAGAACCTAATATAAGAGATTCTCAACAGTCTGCTCAAGAACCAAATATCAGAAACTTTCAGACTCCTTACATTGCTAATGCACAAGGGGCTAGTGCAGCTCAAGAACCTAATATCAGAAATGCACAAACACCTTATATTGCAAACAGACAAAACACTGCAAATGCACAAGAACCTAATATTAGAAACAGACAAACACCTTATATTGCAAACGCACAAACCACTTCAAATGCACAAGAACCAAACATAAGGTCACAACAAGAACCTAATATTCGTTCAGCGCAACAGTCAGCACAAGAACCAAACATAAGGTCACAACAAGAACCTAATATTAGAAACAAACAGCAGAGTGCTCAACAACCTACTATTAAGAATCAACAAGAACCTAATATTAGAGATGCTCAATCACCTAGTAATGCTCAACAACCTAATATTAGGGCAAAACAAGAACCTAATATTCGTTCAGGTCAAACGGTAACGCAAGAACCTAATATTAGAAATGCACAATCTCCGTATATTGCTAATGCACAAAATCCGTTTATTAGAAATGCTCAAGAACCAAACATAAGGTCACAACAAGAACCTAATATTAGAGCTCAACAAGAACCTAATATTAGAAACAGACAAACAACAGCGAACTATCAGAATCCTGTAAATGCTCAGAATCCGTTTATAAGAAATAATCAGACTCCATTTACATATGACCATAGAAGTCCGTTGACATATGACCACAGGTCTCCTTTAACATATGACCATAGAAGTCCGTTTACTTACAGAAATCCTGCAAATAGTCAGACACCTCTTACATATCAACATCAGAGTCCTTCTACATATGCTAGACAAGGTCAAACACCAACGACTTATCAACATAGAAGTCCTTCTACATATGCTAGACAAGGTCAGACACCAACGACTTATCAACATAGGTCACCTAGTACATATGCTAGACAAGGTCAAACACCTGTTATCCGTTGGGATGGTTCATTGTCACAAACATGGCCAGGAACACCTGTTAATTCCTAATCACTAAATATTAGTGTAGAAATTAAGGAACTATATTATGAGCGTAAAATCAGACTCACTCGAGCACACAAAGGAACTTCTCAAAGATTGGGATCCAACAGATAAGAACACACATGTTCAGTTGGGTTCTTTTGATGTATCAAAAGATTATAAAGAAACAGAAGCATATAAATCTTTAAAATGGGTGACAGCGAACAAAACAGGAAAATTAAAACAGGTCAAATGGGGTGATATGACTAAGTTAATCAAGGAACAAAAGTTTCTTGGTTGGAACAAACTACAATCTCATTCATGGGCATATCATTACTTTCTTTCTAAAGGATACACTGCACCGCCCGAAAATCCAAAACCAGGAATTGCAGGTATGGATTTTAAAAATTCAAATGATGAATATCAAAAGATAGAAGAATTTACAGGTACTAAGTTAAGCGAACAACAAGATGGTAGTCTTAATGCTGTATATTATCATGGTGCAAAGGCACATTGGTTAGTCGATAGTATCAGAAAAGAAGGTCTATGGAATGCAATTCAAGGTACTGTAGCTACAGCAGGTATGAACTCCAGAGATGAACGAATGTATCAATTATCTATACATCCAGGTTCTGTTCGTTCAGGTGTTTTCGAAACTATGGATGACCCAGACTTAGATTTATGGATATGGGATGACCACGATGCTATACCTCTTCCAGAAACACCCATAGATGAAATGATTGAGGAAATGAAGTCGCAACTTGTAGAAAGAAATGCAGCCCACTACTCAATGTCGTTTTCATTCACTCGTGGATATTTAGAAATACATAGTGACTTATTGAAGATGAACTTCAGAGGAGATGTGACAGACTTCAATAAAAAAGTAAATAAACTTTCTGCTGGCAAACCCTTGACAATCTATGTCGGATATGATAGTAGACACAAAGACATTGCAGAACTAAGTGCTAAATGTCTTAAGAGTAGTATATTATTTGGAGCAGGTCGTGGTGATGTACATGATATATTAGGAGATTGGACTCCTGAGATAAAGTTTCTTGACATATCAAAGATTCCAGAGTATAATAGAGAGTATGCAGCTCAATCAACAGAGTTCACATATAGTAGATTCTTAATTCCTTACTTAGAAAACTATGAAGGATTTAGTATTTTTATTGATGATGATATACTATTCAATGAAAGTATCTTACCAATGTTCTACTACTTAGATTTAGATGATGCAGTTGCATGTGTTCAGTATGATTTTGATACTTATGCTGAAACAAAATTTAACGGTGAAAAGAATGTATCTTATCCTAAAAAACTTTGGTCATCATTAATGATATTTAATAATGGTCATGAAGACTGTAAAAAACTTACACCAGAAGTTATCAATACTGAAAGTGGTAAATATCTACATCAATTTGAATGGACAGATAAGATATCAGAAATACCAGAATGGTATGTTATAACTGAGGGGCATGATACACAGGAAGAAAAGTGGCGTGCTTGTGCTATACATTATACTAGAGGCGGTCCTTGGATTGAAGGTATGGATACTTCTGAAATAGAACACCTAAATATGTATGAAAGATTTAAAAACAAACATCAAAACTAAATTATGGAGTTGTTATGAATATGTTAATTTATTGTGAGAATGGTCATCTCACTATTAGAAAACCAAATGGCCTAGAATGGAGACATGATAATGTCGATAAACCTAATTTGGGGTTTGAGTATGATGTTCTTATCTATGATGACATCGAAGTCAAGATTATGGAATGGAAAGACAATGTTCAGTTTGATGAACAAGAAAAAATTTCATTAACAGATGTTGAGTTAGATGCAATCGAAAACTACATTGAAAATTCTGTTCCACCTTCCGATGTGACATTATCCAATCAATACAGTCAACAAATTAATGATGTTGGTAGAAATTACTTAGACCAACAAATTCAATCTTATGGATTTGAAAGTCTGGTAGATGTTATGGCTGCAGGTAGAGATGGTTCAAATCATCCTTTAAGGTCAGATGCAAGAAGAGTATTGGAATACTATGATGTACTGTGGAACATCTATGTAAATGTTATGAATGATGTAAAATCAACTAGAGAAGATTTACTTCCAGATGTAGAAGAATATATTAATAGATTCCCACCTCCACAAAAAGCATTAATAGAGTAGTTTATGTCCCTAGAAATAGTCAAGGTAGATAAACCTTTTACTATTAAAGACTTTCCTTTAGGAAATAAAGTCTATGTAATCGATGATTACTTAGAGACTTCTATACATCGATGGATTCATCGTAAAACTTCTGAAGGTCCTAGGTGGGCTAAACAAAATCAAGTAAACGCACAACATCCCACAGGTTTACCTCATCATCAACTTTGGGGTGCATCATTCTTTAAAACAGATGATTATGGTAATCCAGAAATGGAATATGGAGAAACAACCGAAAGTGTAGAACACGCTAGATGGTTGAACAGAAGAATATGTACAGACTTTGGTTTTAAATGGAAAAGATTTCAGTATATGGGAACCAATTCTCAAACTCATGGTCAACATGGTACAACTCATTGTGATTGTGATGAACAAGATGAATGGAACCTATCATTTCTATATTACTACAATAAATTCTGGAATCCTGCATGGGGTGGAGATTTAAGATTTTATGATAAAGGTGTTTATCAAGCCGGTTTAGATGGAAGAGAAGAACACATAGAAAAACATTCTATAGGAAGTATAGAGTTTAAACCAAACAGATTGTTAATGTTTGATGGAAGAATACCACATGGTGCAGATGCACCAACAGAACGAGCTCGATATGCAGATAGATGTTCTATCGTACTTAGGGGTGACGAGATAGAACTAGTAGATAAGGAAGAATTATATAATGCCAACGATAGATTTCACTACATTTAACGAAGAGAGTCTTAGAGACTGGAAACCAGTTCTTGCTAAATCGTTAAGTCCTGATTGGTGGAAAAAGATGAAAGTCTTTCAACACGATAGAGGACAAAGAATACAGACTATTCGTGCTTGTCCGGCAATGGATGATTGGTTAAAATCTGGTTGGTATATTCTTGCAAATAGAGATATGGAAGTTGTTTTTGATAACGGCAAAACATATACTCAAGAATTTGGCAAAGAGGTTTCACAATCTCAAGCATCTCCTTCTCATCCTGCAGCTCAGTTTGCACACTCATTCAGTTATTTGGGGGAAGAAGGTCCAATTAAAGATGCATTTAAAATGAGAAATGCTTGGAATATAATAACGCCAAAAGGTTATTCTTGTTTCTATTTAGACCCCTTTTTATTTCAAAACAATCATTTTGCAACATGGCAAGGTGTTATAGATACAGATGACTTTAATATCAATCAAGACAATTCACAAATTATTTTCTATCCTAAAGTTAGTCATTCGTTTGTTATACCAAAAGGAACTCCCCTAGTTCAAGTTATACCTTTTAAAAGAGAAGAATGGGTATCGACTTATCAGTTAAAAGACACTGCTGGATGGCACAAAGATAGAACCGAAGAAAGAGTACAAGAACTTCCTAGCATGGACCAAGTAAACAGAGAGAAGTACGATAAACTATTAAAAGAGAAACCCAACAATATGGGTGCATATAGAAGTGAAGGACATTGGAAACAAAAAGGTAAGAATTTCAAAGAAATGGAACCTCCACCAGAGTGTCCATTTCATAAAGGAGAAATAGATGGCGATTAAATTATTTAGTCCAGCAGTAATTTGTATTAGAGAATGGTTATATAATCCAGAAGACAAAGTGGAAGGATTGACGCCAGAGTATTTTCAAATGTTGAAGGATGAAATGGACGCTATGAGAACTAGAGACCGTGAAGGTAGAAGAAGGTCTAATAAAGGTCTCGGTTGGCAATCAAACGATGGTATCGATAACAATCCCATATTCAATAAGTTGATGAGACAAATTAAAAGAACAGTGACGGAAGAGATTATGGGTTATTGTGGATTTGAAAAAGGAACTGCTCAATGTGTTATGCATAACTCATGGGGAAACATAAACTATCCAGGTGGATATAATGCACCACATTTACATAATGGTTGTACTTATTCTGGTGCATGTTATATTAGGGCAGACGGAGACGAGGGAGATATTAAGTTTATAGAAACAACTAAACACTATGTTGGAATGGCTCTATCTTCACCTAGAATGGAAGAATCTTGGGGTTGGCAACCAAAAACTGGAGACATACTTTTATTTCCTAGTGGCACCATGCATATGGTTGAACCAAACACGACAGATAAAGATAGATATAGTATATCGTTTAATATAGAGATTCAACATCCCGATGGAGAAACTCTTATTGAAGAGAATGGCGAAGAATGGCATAAAGAAAACATGGGTTTAGTGTTCAGAACAGATAGATTTGGTAAGTTGATACAGTAGTCATATTCATAAATAACAATATGGATATAGTCATAGACCCACACTTACTTTGGAATATTGTTCTTACTGTTGTAGTAGTTCCTGTCGGATGGATGATTCGAGGAATCTTTGCTGAACAAAAGAGAATGGATATTCTTATCAATAAAACAAGAGAAGAAATCGCCAAGGATTATGTCACTAGAGAACAGATGGAGAAGTCTTTTCAGAGAATTATCGATTCTATAGAGCGTATAGATGAGAAGATAGATAGACTACAAACAAAAACTTTTTTCCAAGATTAGAATTCATATAAATAGTAGTATAAACAGGAAATACTACTATGGCAACTCCAAACAGTAAAGCAACATTCAAAGAGTACATCAAAAGAAAACTTGGTGCACCTGTTCTGGAAATCAACATCGATGAAGACCAGTTTGATGATAGAATAGACGAAGCACTTCAATACTTCTACAATTATCATTACGATGGAACGATTAAATGTTATCTAAAACATCAGATGACAGGTACCAAAAAACAAACAATGAAGAGTGATGAATCATTCACTGAAAGCGCAGCTGGTACTCACGCATATACAGACGAACAATTCAAACAACAACAAAATTACATTGTTCTTCCAGAGTTTGTTATGGCAGTTATGAACATATTTCCATTCAATGATAAGTCAGCGCTCAACATGTGGGACATTAGATATCAGTTAAGATTAAATGATTTATATAGTATGAACGCTACTAACATGTTGCACTATGAAATGGTTCAACAACAGATTCAAACAATGAATCACATTCTTATTGGTAGAACACCAATCAATTACAATCAACATCAAAACAGATTATACTTACACATGGACTCAAACTTTGTACATGAAGGTGAGTATATTGTTATTGAATGTTATAGAAAGATAGACCCAAATAACTTTACAGATGTATACAATGACATGTGGTTAAAAAAATATGCAACTGCATTATGTAAATATCAGTGGGGAGAGAACTTATCTAAATTCTCAGGTATCGCATTACCAGGTGGTGTGACACTAGATGGACAACAGATGAAACAAGAGGCACAAGAAGAAATAACAAGACTCGAAGAAGAGGCAAGACTAAATCATGACATGTTACCCATGGACATGATGGGCTAATAAATTATGGCAACAAATGTATTTTTTAATCATGCAGTAAATTCTGAACAACATCTCTATGAAGATTTAGTTGTTGAGTCTTTAAGAATGTATGGTCACGAGACAATGTATCTACCTCGACAAGTTATCGAAGAGGATAGTATACTCAATGAAGATGTGCAATCTAAATTTGGTGATGCATACTCAGTTGAAATGTACATTGAGAATACAGATGGTTTCGAAGGCGAAGGCGACCTTATGTCTAAGTTTGGTTTACAGATTAGAGACCAGGCGACCTTTGTTATATCATTAAGAAGTTGGGAAAGATTCATCTCACTAGACTCAAATCTCGCAACATCATTTAGACCAAACGAAGGAGATTTAATCTACTTCCCTCTTAGTGGTTCTATGTTTGAAATTAAATTTGTAGAACATGAAGACCCTTTCTATCAAGTAGGTAAACTGTTTGTATTTAAACTAAGATGTGAACTGTTTGAATACAGTCAAGAAGATTTCGATACTGGAATTGGTGACATAGACTTGATAGAAGATGAACAAGCATACTCATTGAATATGACAATGAACAATGGTAATGCAACAGACTATATTGCGAATGAAACTCTCGCACTCAATGGTACAGTTGTTGCAGAAGTTGTATCTTGGAATCAACCGACAAGTAAACTTCTCGCAAAAGATATCACAACAACACTACAAGTTGGCGATGTATTAAATGGTGCCAATGGCGCAACATTTACTATCTCATCTATAGACGATAGAATGACATTCAACAATGATGCAGCCGCTCAGAACTTAGACTTTGAGAATAAAGATTCATCATACTTAGACTTATCAGAAACAAACCCATTTGGTGAACCATAATGTTCGGTACATATTTTTACAATGAAACTATTAAACGATGCGTATCAGTATTTGGTACAATGTTTAATAACATTCAATTCAAGAAAATCAAATCAGACGGAACAGTCTTATCTTCTCCTATGGTACCAATATCATATGGTCCTAAACAAAAGTTTTTAGATAGAATTGCTGAAGAGGCGAATCTATCAGATAGAAATAGGAGTGCAATATCGTTGCCAAGGATGGCATTTGAATTGACAGGTTTTGAATATGATGTACAGAGACAACAGAACAAACTCATAAGGGCAGTCAAACCTATAATGGAAACAAATGGTAAAAAAGGTTTTCAATACGCACCTGCACCTTACAATCTAAACTTCACATTAACTATTCTAACTAAGAATATGAATGATGCATTGCAAATCGTAGAACAGATACTACCTTACTTTCAACCAGAATATACAGTCACCATGAAGATGGTTGATGATATGGCAGACCATAGAGATGTACCCATAATATTAAACTCAGTATCATTTCAAGATGACTATGAGGGTTCAATGGAAGATAGAAGAGTTATAGAATATACTTTAGACTTTACAATGAAGACATACTTCTTTGGTCCTATCTATACAGGCAATATCATTAAGAATGTTATTGAAAGAACTTATATTGGAGATGGCAATAAAACATTTACATCATCAAATATAGGTGTATCAGGACTTGTTAAAGAAGTTAAACACTATGAACCTGCATTCCAAGAGTTATCAAATGCAGTAAGTGACCTAAACATAATCACCTTCCCTAGTGCAATAAATAGTAAGATAAGTGTAGGAGATGAAGTATTTGGTACCAACTTAGATACCAATCCCACAATAACCACAATTGCAACTAACAGAGAACAAATAACAGTTTCGGCTGCTGTGAACATGACCGATGCTAGTAATAAATTACTCTTTGTTGGTTCAGTCGATGCAGACGATACTTTCGTTGTTGCAGAGAATGTATCTTTCTATGACGATGGTGTCAAAGATGATTACAGTGAAGAAGACAATAGTTAATTATGAATGAAATAGATGAAAATAATAGATAATGCATTAGACCAAAACTACTTTAATGAACTAGTAGATAAATTTACTCATCCAACTTTTCCATATTTTTTAAATACAGTCAATAGAGATGGTGATGAGATACAATTTGTACATGCATTATACTTTGACAATCAACCTCAGAGTGATGCATATGAGTGGATTGAACCATTATTAGATAAATTAAATGTTTGTTCTTTAGTGCGATGTAAACTTAATATGTTGCCAAGAACTGATACAATTATAAAAAATGAATTTCATGTGGACATTGAGACTGCACCAAAAAATTTAAAAACTGCATTGTTATACTTAAATACAAATAATGGATATACTATGCTAAAAGAATCAGATGAAATAGAATGTATTGATAGTGTTGCGAATAGAATATTGATGTTTGATGGACATACACAACACACAGGTACAACCAATACATGTAGTAAAAAATATAGACATGTACTGAATATAGACTATTTCGAGGCAATAACATGAATGATATAGATGAAAAATTAGATGACCTTTTAAATATAGAATCGGACATCAAAGAAGAAACAAAGATAGTTAAACTTCCTTCTCGACATGAGAACATGGAAACAGATTACAAATACGCTAGAGAAAATCTGTATGGACTCGTAGAAAGAGGACAAGATGCAATCGAAGGCATACTACAATTATCAAAAGAAACAGAACACCCTCGTGCATACGAAGTTGCAGGTCAGTTAATTAAAACAGTAGGTGAAACAGCAGAGAAACTTATAGATTTACAGAGTAAATTGAAGAAGTTAGAGGGCGAAGAACAACAGAAGATAGGACAACAACACAATCATTTGTATGTTGGGTCAACTTCTGAATTACAAAAGTTCCTTAAGAAGAACAAAGACTAAAATATGGTTCAAGCGAAGAACGAAGGTTACTTAGGTAACAATTTAATCAAAAGAGCAGGTGTAGAAACAAAGTATACACCAGAAGAGATAGCAGAATATCAAAAATGTTCTGAGGATCCTTGCCACTTTATACAAAATTATTGTCAGATTATATCACTAGATGAAGGTCTAGTACCGTTTAAACTTCGTGGATATCAAGATAAACTCATAAATCATTTTAATGACAATAGATTCAGTGTCATTCTTGCCGCCAGACAGAGTGGTAAGTCTATAACATCTTGTGCATATCTTTTATGGTATC